TTAAGTGTCGTTTTGATCGTCAAACAAGTCGCCTTGAACTTCAGCGCGTTTGAGTTTTACCATTGTTCGCACAACTTCATATATCCATTGAATTGAGCAATCATACTTTTTAGATAACTCATGATGATTGTTACCTCTAAAGTCATTCCAAATTTGGTTGCTTAAAATAATAGAATCAAGCGTTCGGCCTTTACATACATATACCAGTTCACCACCAAAAGTGTGCCTAATATTATCCACCACATTAACAGCTAAATCAAAAGCCGCTTGCTCCCCAATTGAGGGTTTTGTGCCTTCAGATACTAACTCTAATATAGTTAAAAGCATGCCGTCTGCTCGTTGAGTTGCGCTGTTCTCAGCCATTAGCTAACTCCTTTTGTTTAACCAAGCGCTGATACCATTTTTTAAGCTGCTCTATTAATAGTATAAGCACACTATCATCAAGCCACTCTAAACGTTCAACAGCTACGCCACGGTTAAAGCGCTTAGCTTGGTTTTTGCTCCAGGTTAAAAGTGCCTGCTCTGAGCCATCACGTAAATAACCACCATGCGCCATTTCAATCCACGTCTGACGCAGTTTATCTAACGGTGTTTTTTCGCCTGGTGCTCTATCGCGCGCGATAGGGCTATTACGGCCCTTACCTCGCTTTTTAGATACAGGCTTAAAACCTTTAGATTTCATGTGTTCAAGTACGCGATCTAATTCTGGAACAGTCATTTCTTTACAGCTGCTTTTGCTCGTCAGCGTCATTAAGATTGAGCGGTATAACTCGTCATCCCAAGTCAGCTGAGTTTTAGCAATATGTATCAATTGAATGTAACGAGATTTAGATAATCGCATTGCGCCCCCTAAAGTGACTTACTAACTAAAGGAATTTGCACCCATGCGCCCAAATCATTGCGCTCATAAAAACGTACATAGGTTTTTGTTGAGCTAAAAATAATGGCATCATCCAATGCTTTCATTGCATCAGCCCATTCATCTGAATCATGGCTAAAACGGTGCTTACTGCGCAAGTTCATGATCTTAGCTTTGCTATATTTACCATCGCTATCAGTCGCAAAGGTATCTTGAACTATCGCCTTTAAAAGCTTTGCTTCATCGCCCAGCAAATCAAGCTGCTCATTCACCACACCATCAATCAACTCTTTAGCTACAATGATCTCAGGCCCAAAGCTCATATCATCAGCAACGCCAAGCTTTACACACTTACGATTATCATAAGACGATAAAGTCACGTTGCCTTTCTTACCGCCTATTTCAACGTTATAACTCTTAGCCATTTCGGCAACAAAGTCATTAACGCGTGTAAAACAACGGCGCTTAAAATCATCATGCGCCGCGCTTAACTGCTTAGCCTCCTGCAACAAATCACCCACAAGCGTATGCTGAGCTTTATCGTTATCTGAAACCTTATCCATTGGCACTTTAAAGCCACGCGCATTTACTAAAAATTCTTGTTCCATAATCAACCTCTACTTAAACGTTTTTGTTGTGATTGCCCGTTTACTGGGCGATGAATTGATTGGCTCGTACCGCGTGCATAACCCTCACTTTTAGCGTCTTTGGTATTTGCCTTTTTTCCGCGCGTCATTGGCTTAGTAATGGTTAAACTGGGGTAATGTTTCGCAATGTAGGCAGCAACAAATCCGTTTTGTTTTTCAGTCAAAGCAAATTCTTCAACAACGTGATAAACCCCGTTTACCCAGCCTTCTGCATATCTATCGCCTCGTGCCACTTTCGTTGCGCGTTTACATTGCTTTGGCTGCGATTTAACATAAGTACTTCTATCAAGCTTTAACTTTACCCAAAGCACCTCATAGCAATAGGCCGCTAGCTCAGGCTGTGGCGTTATTCCAATAAAGGTGGCACTAGTTGGCGTGAACAAACCACGCTTCATAACAGCCTTAACACCAAACGCATGTTCAATTAGCACAAGTAATAAAGCGTGATAACTAACAATGCGCGTTCCCTCTATTGGGTGATCATGCTCACTCACACAGCTCAACCCAATATCAGCATCAGTCACCTGATATTTACGCATTAACCCCTGAGCCGCCCGCATTGCTGCGGCCGCCTCATGTTCATTGGTTGCGCTTTTGGCCAAAGCTAAACACTGCTTAATTTTATTTAAAATGCGCTTATCCATGGCGTTCAACCACCGCTTGCACTTGATGAAAACTATTGCCCTTGCACTTAGGGCATAGCCTTTCGCCAACACCTAAAGCCATATTGAAGGTTTCACCAACCCAACCACAGCCAACCTTTAAACACTGCATGCCGCTAGCTTGATTAATTGCCACCACTTCACGTTGACCAAATATGTGATCCCAGTTTTTAACTGGCGCATTAACTGCCTTAGCTAATAAAGTTTGCATAGCGCCATCATCAGCTAATATCACTTGGGCCTGTGCCTTAGAAACCGTTAAAGTCTTACTCACTTTGACCTGAGCCATACCCGTTAATTGAATTTGTACTTGTTCCATGCTCACACCTTATGAACCATTTTTTCTGTGATTTTCTGCTCACCAATATTGGCCGCCACATTCATCACTTTATTAACCCATGTATTAATATGAAGCGGAAAAGACCGATCCATATCTTCATCATCAAACGCCATCCCGTGCTTAATTTTTCCGTAGCACTTACCGCGAATAGCGCCCATTGCATCCTCTGTAAAAATGTCATCCGCGTTCACACCAATACGTTTAAATTTATGGCGAATATAAGCAGGAACATGCAAACCAAGCGGCTGCATTTTTATTTGGTTACAGCGCCAGGTAAACTCACGCACATTTTGCCCGCCTAACTTTTTGCTAAGCTCCGTTTGGCCAATTAATACAATGCCCATCACACGCCTAAAGCCATGGGTTAGCTCCCAAATACGCTTTAGTAGTTTGATTACATCAGCGCTTAAATCATGCGCTTCATCAATAATCATTAGGTGCAAATGGCCGTTATTAGCACTTTCAATGAGTGCCTCTTCAACCGCTGCATCACGTTCCTCAGCACTTGGGCGGTGCTTAATCTGTAATGCTCTACAAATTGCGCTACTAATAGACTCCGCTGTGATCTTACGACGATCTAAACGTGCAGGTTGTATTAAAATAACCTCGGGGTTTTCTTGTTGAACGCGATGCGTAAAAGCACGGCGAATAATGGTTTTACCACTGCCACATTCACCAATAAGCGCCGTCATACTTCCTGCACTCGCAGCGCTTAGCATTTCTTCTAAAATCAAACGATGGTTATCAACTAAAAACACATCGTCTTCACAGGTGATCTCATTTTCAAATGGGTCATGGCGTAATTTAAAAAAGCGTTTTGCATGCATACTTAACATTTCAGGCTCCGGGTCTTCATAGTCAGGTTTATCAATAATGGGCGCTTGCTGCTCACACCAACCCCACAACTTATTTAGCTGCTTTGAGCTTGCGCCCTGGTGGTGTAAATACACCTCTATGTGTGTTTGAATAGCCGCCTTATCACAGGTTTTAGGCCATTCGCCTTGCCGCTTAACACGGCTTAAACTTGCTGTACTAAAGGTTATGCCTTTATGTCTCAGCGCTTTTACTACTTGTGCTTGCTTAACTCCGAGCTGCTCAAACACCTGGCTAAGCTTTGTTATTTTCGCCACTTATTACCTCGCAATTTTTAGCACTGGCGCATGGCTTACACCCCGGTGCAGTTCCTCCACAATGTCATTCACTTGAGTGTCAACAACATCACCTAAACCCGCTATGTAATCTAACTCCATAGGCCGTAAGTTCCGGCCCAGACGATTAGCCAGCAAAATACGTAAATCCAAACTTTCTAAAACATTCCCCTTACGTTTAGCGGCATCAGTTACTTGCGCCGTGATCGCAGAATCAGGCGTGATCACTTCTCCTTGAGGCGCTAGGTGGGTTTCATGTTTAATATCTTTTAAATGACTGTGTGCGTTTAAAGCACCATTAAAAGGAGCGGCTTTAGTTTTCTTAGCACGCTTAATTTCACTCTCGGTGGCATCTTCACCAAACGCTAATTTGTCTGCGGCTTTACCACTGGCTTGAGCTGCGGTATCACTATGGCGTGCTATCTTTTCGCCAATCACAGGGGCATCCAACCTAAAGCCACTTTCATCAGTGTTCACAGGTTCTACTTGATGATAAATAGCCTCGTTAAATTCATTGCTCACACCCACTAAAATGGCATGGCAATCATTCACAATTACAGGGCCAACCGTTACTTTCATGCCGTTGCGAATATTTGCTAAATCGCTTAAATCATATTCAATGCTTTTCTTCGCTACAGGGTGGCGGTAACTAATCGTTAAATCTCCCGCAACCTTGCGGGTTTCATCTTGTTTAGTGAGTAATAAACGGCATATTTGTAAATCAGGTAACGCGCGTAAAAATTGGCGGTTCTCTGCTTTATAAATATGTTTCCATACATCAAGGCGTGGCTGTTTATGGCGGTGATGGCGGCAATTCATGCCTGGCACAACATTGGCGTTAAATGCTTCTTGCCATGCCCATGCAGCGGCATTTAACTCAGCCACACTGTCTACAGGCTCAAACAAAATACGGCTTTCAAACTGGGTTTCTACAATGTCATTGGCTTTTTCAACAGCACCTTTTGCACGCGGGTTGCCAGCTTCATGAGGAATATTTTTAACGTTCAGCGCTTTTAAAACATTCTTAATTGCTTTGGCACCATTCGCGCTGCCTTTATCCCACATCAACACTTGTGGTACACCATGAATTGGGCTGCTGTCGTGCTGTTGCCAGCACCACATTAAAAATTCAAACATATTCGCTTGGGTTTCGCCCGCCGCTTCAAAGTAAAATAAGCGTATAGCGCCGCTATAGTGATCAACCAATACATAGCGCCAAACCCTAAAGTTTTTAACCTTCTCAAGGTTGTCAGGTTTATTGGCGTAAAAGTCCGCATCATTCATAAAAGTTTGACGTTTACCTGGCTTACCCGGTGGGTAATACAACAAGCAATAACTAGGGTCAGTTTGATGAACATGATTAGGCCCAAGACTACGTAATTGCACATGCGGCGTAGCGCGGTCTAAATCATTTACTGACGCATTACGCTGGGCAAGTACGCGGCATATCTGGCTGTGGCTTAAACATTCATAACCATTGGCAATTAGCATGCTACGTGCAGTGGTTACGTTCATAACGCGCTTACCATTTTCACGTACACCTTGGTTTAAAATAGCCACCAACATATTCACAGTGTCGTCTGTAAGTGCAGTTGTTCCTGCATCACTACGGCGTTGTTTACCTGAACTAAACCCCGCTTTTTTAAGTGCTCGGTAAAACGCATCTTTACTTAAACCTAATGCATTACATGCTTGCTCGCGTATTTGGCTTTTTTTACCGTGGCCTGCGCTTTGTAATTGCTCGCCCCAGTATTCAATGGTTAAGCTACTCATAGTTGCTGTGTTCATAGATCCCCCGCGTTATCAAAACCCAGTTCAGCTAAAAACTCGCCCGATGGTTTAGCGCTCGCCTGAAAATGTCCCCAATGGTTTTCTATGGTGTTCCAGCTCAAAGCCACCTGTTCAACAAGCAACTTGTTGTCAGCGTAAAACGCAGCAATACAGGCATCTTTTGCACGGTCATCCATATCAACAAATTGCAATTGCTCGTGCAGGCTCATAACTTGATTTAATGATTCATGCATTTGGTTATGCACTTTGTGTAGGCTGGTAAAAAAGTCGCGAACCTCGTTTTGCCATTTATTAGGGCTAAACTTTTTCTGGTGTAGTTGCTCTTTAATGTTTTGCATTTCTACCGCGTTTTTACTCGACAATTCGCGGTTTGCTCTTAGCATTGCATCACTGGCGTGCAGCTCTTCTTTAAGAGTGACAGTTTCTTTTTTATGCTTGGCTTTTAGCTCTTCAATTAAATCTTTAACCGCTTCTTTGTCGCCCACTTCAACCGCTTCAGACTCAATAACAAGCGCCTGTTCATCATTTGAAAGTTGACGCAAAGCACGCAAATCACGGTAGCCCAGTTTCATTTGCTGGGCTTGTTCAAAAAATTCTTCTCCAAATCGGTGAAGGTTATTCAATTTTTCATCTACATGCTGTTGGCTACTACCTAAAATCGATTTGCAGCACTCCCCCCAATTACTGACCGTCAGTAACTTTCCATCAGAGTCGGTGTACGTTAAACCCTTGTATGCTTTAGATTCCTTTATTTCATTAAGGATCTTTAATTCACTGACCGTCAGTAATTTTGCAGCAAAGTTAAATGCTTGTGCTTGGCCAAGCTTTAACAGCACATCTTGCTTAGATGCTAAAATGTCTTTGCCTTGCACAATCGCTTTTTCTTGTGCAGGGGTTATATCAACTAATTCATTTTTTGCCATGGTGTTCTACCTCAACACGTTATAGTTATTGGCTTCGGTTTGCAGCTGGCGCAGCGCCGTTCTAAAGTTGTTCTCAACGGTATTGCTGATCTGCACTAAGCTTTTATGTAAGCGCCAACGTTTAGCATTGCTGGGTAAGCGCTCAGCAAATCCGCCATGTTCTAAATTAGTTAGAATACGGGTAACATCAGCACCGCTAGTATTTAATGCTTGGGCTAATTTGCCAGGCTCTACACCATCAATTTCATGGCCTGCCATAAGCTCAATTGTTTTTAAAACGCGCTGCACCTGAGCGCTTAAATACTTTTCGCTCATGCTGTTTGCGCCTCTGCAACAGCGTCCATTTCATCAACACAGTGCGGGCAAACTGGCGACAACGTTGTGCCATCAGTAACTACCTTGCGCCAGCCAACAAAATTAGCCGCATATAGCCACTCACTAGGGGCCATAGATTTAGATGATTGCTCACTTTTACGGCAGCATGCACACGCTATTTTGGGTAACTTTTCATCGTTTTGTTGAAAATCAGAGTGATCTAGGTCTTTGAGTTGCATGATTGTCATCCTTAATTAATGGGTATCGTGATCGGCAGTAAGATCAAAACAAGTTTGCGGTTCGTCAAGCTTTTCAGCTTCGAGCTTTTGGTAGGCTAGTTGCTGCATTAGCAATACAATTTGCTCGGCAACATACTGTGCGTTGCCTGCGCCTTCTTCTAATTGCATCACCATGCCAATAACTTGGTTAGCAAATAAATTTAAGTGCGTCAGGTTGCTATTGCTTGGCTTTTTACCTTTAGGCATATCAACAATTAACTTGTCTAGGCTATGGGCCATGTACATCAGCGGGTATTCACGGCCAGTGGCAGCCATGTAAGGAATAAGTAAACTGGCTGGCATATCTCCACTACCTAAATGCTTATAGAGCATGTCGGTACTAATACCGGTTCTATCCGCTATACGCGGGACGCTCATTTGCCGAGTAGCTTGTGCGTGCTCTTTACATAGCTGTAATGCTTCAGGCAGGCTACGAGCAACTATTCGCCCCCACTGACGACGCTTTGGCTTAGTCATGTAATGATCCTTTTGGCAAGGTCAAAAGTGCCAACAATGCATTCCAAAAATAAACACTTTTTGGAACTTCCAATACATAGGTTAATTTCACTAAGCTCTTAGCAACCAAATCACTAAGGCTTAAATTATGAATACTCAAATTACTTACTTTAACCAAAGCCAATTTAGCAACGTGCTTTGCTGGCTTGGTATTAACAGCTTGCCCATCGTTAAGCCCAGAGCGCGTGTAACCGCCTATCAATTGCGTAAGCTGCTGCTTAGCTTGTGTAATAAAACTCGCGCTAAGCGCATTGCCACGGTGCAAACCTTGGCTGCTTGTAAGTGCCCGGTGCTGGCTTTGATTGTGTGGCGTTGTCATGAAAATAAACATCGTGTTCATTGTCATACTCCCGTTTTATCCGTTACTGAATTAGTTATGCGCTGGCTATTAAGCCCAGCAATAATTACCACTCAAGAGGCTAATAACTGTTTAAGCTCTTCAACGCCTTGCTGGCGCAGTGCCCCCTTTAAAAGCTTGGGGCGAGAGTACGATTCAACATCAGGGAAAATTTCTTTTACGGGTTTATCAATGAGTTTAGAAATGGCATCAGCAACGCGGCGAGATTGAGTGTGGCCACAAACCACACCCGATACAGTGGCAAGATTTACGCCCAAAGCATCAGCAAGCATAGACAAGCTGTAACCTTTGAGCTTAATAGCTTGTTTTATTTCTTGTGCTTTCATAGTACATTACCTTTTTGTAATTAATCCTTTTATGTAGTTTTGGCGAACGGAGCATAAAAGGGTTTAGTTAAGATTCGAGTTGAGTATAGGGTTCACATTTGCACCCTGTCAATATAAAAAGATAAATATATGAAACCTTTTTTATTACAAGAAAGAGAAAGGCTTAACCTAAAACAAAAAGATGTCTTTGAGTCTGTGGGTGTAAGTAAGGTTACTTACTACCGCTGGGAGTCTGGTTCTCCAATCCCATCAGACAAATTAGCAGAGCTTGGAAAGATCGGATTTGATATACACTTTGTAGTAACAGGTGAATACTCAAAAGGTTTAAATAATGAAACCTTTGAATATCAAGTCTCAAAAAAGAAGCAACTAGTGAAGACGCCTAACGCTGATTTTCTGCCTGCTAATCTATTTTATGTGCCGGTTGTTGATGTAGAAGCGTCCGCTGGCCACGGCGCTATTGTTATTAGTGAAGAATATACTGATAAGAGCATGGTGTTTGATTGCCAATGGTTATCTAAACGCAATTTAAATAAGAGCCATTTGGTGGTTATAACGGCCAAGGGTGACAGCATGCACCCAACCATTATTAGCGGCGAGTCGCTAGTGGTTGATACATCACCGTTAGATAACTTTGTAGATGGCATTTATGTAATAGACTTAGACAGTCACCTATTGGTAAAACGACTACAGAGGCAATTTACAGGCGGTATTAAAATACTGTCAGACAACCCAGCTTACGAGGCTCAACTCGTACCACAAGAAAGCTTAGATCAACTACACATAGTTGGCCGAGTTGTGTGGATGGGGAAAGATTTATAATATTTTTTAATAATTAGAGAACAATCATGAGTGATAATAAAAACACAAACGGAAAAAACACTGGTAACCAACAACCTAATCGTGGCAAGCAACAGGATAACTCTATACAAAAACCTGTTCCGCCAGGTAATAAATCTGATGGATTGGAATCATTTTCAATCACGCAACATTTCAGCACACCGCCACGCCCAGGTGGAAATAAACCCACAAAATAAACAGAGAACAAGGATGTATACTGATGTCTAAAAATAAAGATAAAAAAGAAAAATCACCTGTTATCGTTAAAGTATCCCCAGACGAGACTTACGTAGAAAATAATAAGAAACCTTTATCAGACAAGTGTATTTTTACTATAGACTCGGATGAAAATGCAAGCCCCGAAGACTATAATGCAAGCTCTGAAGACTATGATGCATTGAGTGAAAACTATTATGCATGCAGTGAAGACTATGATGCATGCAGTGATGACTATTATTCAAGCTGTGAAGGTAGCAAGAAAAAGGAAACGATTATTACAACCAATTTCGCCACCCCACCACGTCCAAAAAAGTAAGGACTAATTATGGATAATGCACCAGATTTAGCACCAGATGATGATAGCGGTTTAGATCGACATTGGAATGTTACCTATAATATAGGATTGGGCATTCGCTACCATATGATGAGGCAACAATTCTTTGGTAAATGGCATAGAATAACCGCTGCTCTTTCACTCGCATTCTCAACGTCAGCAGTAGCTACTTTAGCTAACGATGCCAAAATTGGCGCTATTTTTGCCGGAATTGTAGCTGTGCTTCAAGCTTTAGATTTAGTTATTGAAACTAGAAAAAATTCCGAATTACATAACGAATTAAGACAAGAATATATAAGACTGGAAAGTGAAATGTTCATCCATAGCGATACTCTAACCAAAGAAGAGTACGCAAGTTTTATGTCTAAACTGAAAGCGATTGAATTAAAAGAGCCTCCTATTATGTACACGCTTTTAGAGCTATGTAGGTATGATGTCAACAATGTTCATAACCTTGAAAATAATAAAAAAATGAGCTTTTTCAAAAAACTTACAGCTAATTTTATTCGTGAAGCTTGAAATATCAACCTATACTCACCCATCTACTTTTGATGTTATTGAGGTAGTTGTTTAATAGCATTGAGCTAAGGTTCTGATTACATATTTTTTAACTAATTTATTTGCATAAAAAGAACATAAACATTCGGAAGTTACACAAAGGAGATTTATATGACTCAATTTTTTGGTGAACACATGATTAGTAAATTAATTGAAGGGGATCATGAACCTGCATTAACCATAGCAATGGCCAACGGATTAAAAGAAAAACTTGAAAGTGGATATGAAGAAGTATTGACAAAGTTTGACCAAGAATATGCTGACCATGTATTCAACAAACAATATACTGTACGAGCTTTGAAAAATTGTATTGGATATTGTAATAAAACAAACGATTTGACACCGGAAGATTTCATAATAAATTGTGAATATGCCCAAAACTACCTTAAAAAAGCTAATATTGAATATGCTAAACTAGAACTATAAGTATGCAGACTTACACATTTGACCATGTATTCCATGGTCAATTTTTAAATAAGAATACCGCGAATAAGTTTGTACAAGAAATATGGGAAGCCCGTTACCTATCTCAAGGAAGAATAAAAAAGAATGTAGACTTAATTGATTCAATTACTACAAATCAAGATTACAAAAATTTATTTCAAAACGCTACAAACCTTGAACTCCCATGTATAAGGTACTATCTAAAAAACTACGAAAGCTTAACTAGCAATCAAGTAATAAAAATACAAAATGAGATAAATCAGCATGGTCAGCTTTTGTCTATTGGACAAGTTTTATTTCGTGGTGGTAGCGGTAGTGATAAATTTATCTCTACAACACTAGATCCTGACATTGCTATGTATCATGCAATAAAAAATACTGAGCATGACTCAGATAAAAACGCCTTTTTTGATATTTTTATTTTGAAGACGGAAGGTATAAAATTTCTATTCCACGGTGAAATCGACTTTGAGCATGAACTGGAATTATTAATAAGCAATTATTCCTTCGGAAAAGAATTGTTTGCTATAAAAAATATACCAAATATAACTGTAAGGTTAATCGAGCTAATTTTTAATCCAGTTTAAAATTCACTCCTCCTAAAACTTGGCACTCTGGCGCAAACCTTAACGGGATTGCAGGAGTGCCAAGTGCGTTTAACCCTAACCCCATTACCCAATTTAAGCTGTTTTAATCAGCGCCCGGAAGTACAAGCCGCACTTGCGCCGTACTCGCTCAAGTTTGCACATTGCATATTGCCCATTCTTTATTTAGAAGGTGGCCTCCGTGCTGATGGCGGCTTAAATGACGTAGCAAGTGATCGTGGTGGCTTAACTAAATACGGTATTAGCCAACGCGCATACCCCACGATAGATATAAAAAACCTTACCATTGCCCACGCTATCCGACTTTACCACCGTGATTACTGGCGTGCCATGTACTGCGAGCAACTTGATAATGGCGTTGATTTACTTACTTTAGACGGCGCTATAAACCATGGCAGCTTTGCCATGAGCCAAATACTGCAACGTGCAAGCGGTGCAAAAGCTGATGGCCGCATTGGCCCTAACACCTTAAAGGCTGTAAGCAGCTGCGCCCCACAAAGTTTAGTTGCCCGCCTTAGCGTAAACCGTGGCCGTAAATACGCCCGCATTTGTACCAATGATGCCAGCCAAAAACCCAACCTTGAAGGCTGGTTTAACCGCCTAGCCCACATAAGCGAATACGCCTTTGCTGAGCTTTGGGGGCAACATGGGTAAAAACTGGGAATGGTCATTAAAAAAAGGTAAAGAGCAGCGCATCAAATTGGAGGTTGATGCACGGATGCACGGCCTGCCTTTTAACCCTAACAATATCCCCTTGCATAGCCATTGCGGCACTATGCAAAGCCACTTTAGCAAAGGCTGGCGCGCTGTTAGCGCGATAGACATTGAGCTTAGAGTTAATGGCAATCGCGATTATCAACATGCCCGCCAACAGCTGCATAAACGCTTTGGAGGCCAGCATGGCTAATTGGTTTAACTTAGTCGCCCCAGTTACCAAGCTAGTTGATGACCTATTCACGAGTGACGAAGAGCGCCAAATTGTTACCAACGAACTCAAACGCATTGAGAACACCGCACAAAGTAAGGTGCTTGAACTTGAGGGCAAAGTTGTTGAGCTACAAGGCCAAGTGCTCGCCGCCCAATCACAAATAATTACCGCTGAGGCTAATGGCGAAAGTTGGCTACAGCGTAACTGGCGGCCCATTACCATGCTGACTTTTTTGATTTTGATCTGCCTTGATTCCTTTGGCGTGCTGGCGTTTCGCTTATCTGAGCAAGCATGGGATTTACTGCAATTAGGTATTGGCGGTTATGTGATTGGCCGCACCGTTGAGAAAGCCGCACCGGGCGTTAAACACGCTTTAAATAACGTTATCGAAAAAGTAAGGAAACCACGTTGAGTAAATTAGACGATGCGCAAAAAATTGAGCAGCACCTGTTAGATGCCGCGCTATCACTACACCACGAACAAGCCAACAAACCAGGGGCAGCATTTGAGCACTGCCAAGAGTGCGGCATTGAAATACCCGCAGCGCGGCGTAAAGCGGTTAAAAACTGTAGTACCTGTGTTGAGTGTCAATCTCTCATTGAATCACTCAATGAAAAACAACAGCATTACAGGGCTTAGCATGGACTTTATTTTAGAGTGGTACAAAGCCTTTTTAACCGTAGGTGTTGCAATAGTTGGGGCCGCTGCATTGGCTTGGCTGCGTAGTACCTTTGTGACTAAAAAAGCACATGACGATGTATCTAAAGTGTTAGAAAGTCGTTTAAGCGCGGTAGAGAAAACCATTGAAGACTTGCCCAACTCAGACGACCTACACGAACTAGATAAACGCTTGATTGAAGTCAGCGGCAAAATCGATGGGCTAAACCCACAGCTTACCGACCTAAAACGCTTAACCGATCTACTAATGGAAAACGAACTAAGAGGAACCCGCAATGGCGATTAATCAAATTATTGCTGAACATTCGCGCCTGTGCATTTTGCGGGCGTTGAACGAGCAACCTGGCTACGATTTAAACGACAGTATTATTTGCGATATTTTAAAATCGTACTCGTTCAAGTGTGGTCGCGATGAGCTACACACTCACCTCAGCTGGCTTGAACGCAACGGCTACGTAACGATTGAAAAAATAGGCCAAAGCTCCACATGGGTTAGCACCATTACACCCAGTGGCATTGATGTAGCTGAAGGCACAATTATTGTACCAGGCATTAAACGCCCAAGCCCTCGGGGGTAACATGACTGAGCAAGCGCGTAGAACCAAACCCAGTAAGGTTGATTTACTCCCTGAGAGTATTAAAAAGCACCTAGACGAAATGCTCCGCGATAAGCGTTTTAGCCAAGGCCAAATACTCGACGAAATAAACACCTTAATACTCAATGCGGGCTTAGATGAAGAAGCCACAATAAGCCGCAGTGGCCTAAGCCGCCATGCACAAAAAACAGAGGCCATTGGCCAGCGCCTAAGAGATTTACGCGAATCAACTAAAGCACTTACCGCGCAACTGGGCGATAAGCCCACAGGCGACACCACCAAGTTAATACTTGAGATGGCCCGTTCTTTATTATTTAAAGCCACAATGCAGCAAATGACCAACCCTGATGATGATGCTGCCGTTGATGTAGGCTTACTCAAAGAAGTGATGCTTGCCTGTCAACGCTTAGAATCCACCGCAATGAAAGCCCACCAGCGCGAAAAAGATATTCGTAAAGCCTTTGCGGAAGAAGCCGCCACCACCGCTGAGCACGTTGCAACGCAAGCAGGCATGACAGCCGACACCGTTGCACAAATCAAAAAGTCTATATTAGGGATTGTTTAACATGATAGCCGCTAATACAGCTGAGCAAATGAATGCTGAAATAAACCAGTTTAACGCTGACGAAGTATTGCTCGGGTATCAAAAACGCTGGATTGCTGACGACTCCGTTTTAAAAATTGCCGAGAAAAGCCGCCGTACTGGTTTAACCTGGGCTGAGGCTGCCGATGCTGTGTTATGCGCCGCAGCTGCACGCAGTGCCAATGGCTGCAATCATTTTTATGTTGGCTCAAATAAAGAAATGGCCCGCGAGTTTATTGATGCCGCCGCCATGTGGGCAAAAGCATTTAATAAAGCCGCCTCACAAGTGTGTGAAGAAGTCATAAAGAATGAAGACAAAGAAATTCTAACCTTTGTTATTTACTTTAGTTCAGGCTTTAAAATTCAGGCGCTCAGCTCTAACCCGTCTAATTTACGGGGTATGCAGGGCAACGTAACCATAGATGAAGCGGCCTTTCATGATCGCTTAGCCGAAGTACTCAAAGCCGCACTTGCTCTGACCATGTGGGGCTCAAAAGTGCGTTTAATTTCAACCCATAACGGGGTAGACAATTTATTTAACGAGCTTATTAAAGACAGCCGCGCAGGTAAAAAGCGCTACTCAGTTCACACCATCACCATTGAAGATGCCTGTAGTGAAGGCTTGTATCAGCGTATTTGCCAAATCAAAAAGAAATCCTGGTCACAACAATTACAGCAACAATGGATTGCTGATTTACTTAAAGATACCGCAAGCGAAGACGATGCCCGAGAAGAGTATTTTTGTGAGCCTAAAAAAGGCGGTGGCAACTACATACCCCGCGCATTAATTGAAATGGCGATGGTTAAAGGCATTCCCATTGTGACCTATGAAGCGCCTGCTGATTTTATGTCATGGACCGAAGACGCCCAAAAAGCTGTGATTGAGGCATTTTGTACAGAGCAATTGGATCTGTTTTTAACCACGTTAAATCCTGATCTGAACCATAGCTTTGGGGAAGACTTTGCCCGTCGTGGCGATTTAACCGTATTTGTGCCCCTTGAAATAGCCCGTGATTTATCCAAGCGCGTGCCGTTTTTAATCGAGCTTACCAACCTTACTTACGATATGCAGCGTTATGTGATGCTGTACGTGACTAAACGATTACCCCGCTTACAAGGGCTGGCGTTTGATGCAACAGGTAACGGTGGCTACTTAGCCGAAGCCGCCGCATTACATTTTGGTACTGACATGGTTGAGCAAGTCATGCTTAACGATCCATGGTACAGGGAGTGGATGCCCAAGCTTAAAGCCGAGTTTGAAGATAGAAATATTGCCATACCAAAACACCAAGACATTCTTGATGACTTACAAATGATCACCGTGCGTAACGGCACCCCAAAAATAGATAAAGGCAGCAGCAAAGGCACTGATGGCCGCCAGCGTCATGGTGATTTTGCTGTAGGGCTTGCAATGGCTGTACGTGCTGCTTGGATGCAAGGCAGCGCGATTGAGTTTACTCCATTGCCAGATAAGCATGCTGAAGATGAGTTTGACTATGACGAACTGGCCGACTACCAAGGCGCGGGGTGTTGGTAATGCGCTGGCGCATACTTTGCCAAGAGCTATTTACAGCCCAAGAAATTACGCTTGATTTTAGCGCCCCAAATAAAACCGCAGCCATCGACTATGCATTAAAGCTCGATGTGTATGTGATCACCTTAAAACAACTTATACGAGTTAAACCATGCTAGTAGATATTAACGGCGACCCGCTCACACTCGAGACCCTAGACGAAAAACAAACCGACAATAACAGCCGCGTTGCTTCGCTAATGAAAGAGTATGCAGATCATCCAACTCAAGGGCTTACCCCTGCAAAACTGGCAAACTTACTGCGCGAGGCTGAGCAAGGCAACCTAGCGGCCATGGCAGACCTAGCCAAAGATATGGAAGACAAAGACGGCCATATAAGCTGCGACTTAGGCAAACGCCGCCGCGCCATTGTTGGCCTAGATTGGAATATTAAAGCGCCACGTAATGCCAGCCCATTAGAGCAACGTGATGCCGATATGCTGGGCGAGATCATTGATGATGCCACTTGGTTTTATGATCTACTCTTTGATTTTAGTGACGCTATTTTAAAAGGCTTTTCACCCAATGAGCTGCAATGGGATTACGTAGAAAAACAGCAAATCATTACTGGCTATGAGTTTCGTGATCAAAACATCTTTAAAACGCACCCAGACAACCGCAATCAATTAATGCTCAATGATGGCAGCGCCAATGGCGAGCAGCCCAACCCGTTCGCCTGGGCTATGCATATTCATAAATCCAAGTCGGGTTATGTTCACCGTGCGGGGTTGGTGTCGGTATTAAGCTGGCCGTTCTTATTTAAAAATTATTCGGTACGTGATCTAGCCGAATTTTTAGAGATTTACGGTTTACCTGTGCGTGTGGGTAAATACCCCAGCGGTGCTAACCCAAAAGAAAAAGCCACACTGTTACGCGCAGTAATGAGTATTGGCCATAACGCAGGCGGTATAATCCCCAAAGGTATGGAAATTGATTTTCAAAGCGCCGCAAATGGCCAAGCCGATCCGTTTGAATCCATGATCCGTTGGTGTGAACTTACCCAATCTAAAGCAATTCTAGGAGGTACATTAACCAGCCAAGCCGATGGCAAAACCAGCACCAATGCGCTGGGTAATGTACATGCTGAGGCGCTAAGCTCTATCACCCAAAGCGACTTACATCAAATAGAGCAAACCATAAACCGCGATATTTTATACCCGCTTTATGCGCTGAATGGTAAAAGCTACGCAGGCAATCGCCGCCTGCCACGTTTTGAGTTTGACAACTCCACCAGTGACGAAATGCGCGACTTAGCTTACCCGCTGCGCTCATTGGTTTCGCTTGGTATGAAAGTCCCTAAATCATGGGTGCATGAGCGTTTAAATATTCCTATAGCCAAAGACGGCGATGACGTACTTGAAGCACCCACAGAGCCTATGAGTAACAATACAGCCGCATTAAAAGCCAGCTCGCTAGCAGTGCTTAAAAGTGAAGGCACAAGTAACCAAGGCCAAGCACAGCTCGACACGGCACTTGATGCCATTACCAGCGGCGATATGTGCGAAGAATACAAAACCGTATTACAGCCACTGCTTGATAAGCTAAACCAAAGCGAAGAACTGGCCGCCATTGAATTGGCTGAGCTTTACCCCATGCTGGATCAAGATGGCTTAACTGACTTACTCACGCGGTTGTTTTTTGTAAGTGAGCTGTGGGGTTCACTCAATGCCTAGCGTTAGTTTAACCAGCGCTTTTGATAAGCCGCCCGCAGACGCGGTGGCTTACTTTAAATCTAAAGGTTACGCAGTCAGCGACGAATGGCACGATATGTTGACCAGCGCCCACAGCAAAGCGTTTACCGTTGCACGCGCACAAAATATGGACGTGCTCAGTGCTATTCGTGGCGAGCTAGATGCCGCATTAACACAAGGGTTAACAGCTAAGCAGTTTAATGAGCGCCTAACCCCTCAGCTGCAAAAGCTTGGTTGGTGGGGCAAAGCTAAAAATGCCATGGGCGATGACATACAACTAGGTAGCCCGTACCGCTTAAACACAATTTACCGTACTAACATGCAAACGGCGTACATGGCTGGGCGTTATCGGCGCATGTTATCGCGTGCTAAAACGCATCCTTATTGGCAGTATGTGGCCATTGATGACGGCCAAACCCGCCCCGAGCATAAGCTATTAAATGGCCGCGTATTCAGATTTGATGATCCAATATGGCAAACCATTTACCCGCCTAATGGTTGGGGCTGTCGTTGCCGTGTACGCGCATTAACTGAGGCACAAGTTAAAGCGCGTGGTATTACGATTGAAGATGGCAGTAATTACGTGCAACCCTTTGATGCTGAGATTATCAGCCGCGAAACAGGCGATATTAAAACCGTGCCCCATGCCCGGGTAAAGCTACCCCCCGATGATGTAATGACACCTGACGTTGGCTGGGCATATTCACCAGGGCAAAGCGCCTTTGGCACCGATACAGCCATTGCCCAAAAGCTTAGTAAAGTGCCCGACCCACAATTAAGAGCCGATACCATCCAAGCCCTTAATAACAGCCCTGCGCGAGAGGCCGCGTTTGAGCTATGGACAAAAGAAAGCCTTGCCCGTGTTGAGCGCTACCAATTAGCTAAGCAAGCAAACAACGCCGCAGGCTTAAAAGCCAATGGCCCACGGCCACAACATAAAACCGTAGTGAGCTTTTTAGCAGACGATATAAACCAACAGCTGATTGATAAAGGTATTGAGGCTGGGCGTGTAATTACCTTAAGTGAGCGCGCATTAGCCCATGCCAACAGCACCCGCCATAAAGTAAAAGGCCAAGCACTAGAACTAAGTGAATATACCCAGCTCAGTACCTGGCTTAATAACCCACAAACCAAAGTGTATTGGGACACTACAAATAATAACCTTATGTATGTTTACCCAAGTGGTGAGCAAGTGATCAAAATGATTGTGGATTTTGCCAAGGTTGGCAGTGTACTCGACCCATTAATTAATGTGTTCAAAGTTACACAAGCAGATATAAACGCAGGGATTGCGGCAGGTTATTTGAAAGGCTGGCGATAGGGTGAGACTCGAACCCACATCATAACGAACACGTTAACCGTTACCCATTGGAAACACTACCGCCACTAATGATTATTAAATAGGCTATTACGTATGTCAACTATCTCACTTACCCTTGAAGGCACTGGCGTTATAACCATACTTGAACAGTTGGTTGAACGCTTTAACGACTTAAGCGAACCTATGGATGCCATTGCCGCTGTGATGGAAGGTGCCAGCGAAGATGCCCTAGCAGATCAGCAAAGCCCTGTTGATGGCTCGCCATGGCCAGCACTTAGCGATAATTACTTAAAACACAACCCCAACCGTGTCGGCGGGCAAATACTGCAAGCCACAGCTGGCGGACTTGCGGCCTCTATTACAGCAGACAGCGGCGACTTTTGGGCGCAGATTGGCAGTAACAAACCTTATGCTGCTATTCATAACTTTGGCGGCTTACCTGAAATGGCACCCGGCCCCGCTGCGATTCCCCAACGTGAATATTTAGGCATAAGCCGCGATAACGAAACCGAATTACTGGTAATACTGGGTGATCTTCTATTAGAAAGCTAAAAACGCCACAACGCCACCTAAGAGCGTATGCGGTATTTTAGTCGCGTGAATGTTGCAAGTATGGTATTAAATAAGCTGGAAATGGGTTTAGAAACGTTTCTAGGTTGAATAAAGACCAATATAACTAACTAAAATATTTTAATTATTCAGTCCAGACCGTAATATGAATACAGTTATATAATATTTACTTACCTTAAACTCAGAATGCAATCATAAAGGATCAATATGGCATTTGTAACCGAATTAGCACCAGAAGATAATAACATTGCAGCATCCGCAACTGCTGCTGTAACTGCTGATAGAATTGGTAATACTTTAAGAAGTACTTTTCAAGATCATATACACAAGAGAGAGTGCTCCAGTACTCAAAATGACTACAATGTTAAAATGGCTAGCCGGGCTATCGGAGCCTTTGTAATACAACATCTATGCTTCGTGGATACTAGTATTGCTGGTGCAGCAGTCTGTGATAGCTCTGAAGATGGAGGAATAGACGCAATACACGTTAATCATAACGAAAAAACAGTCGTTGTTGTTCAAGCTAAGTTTAATCAGTCCGGAGGTTCGACATGGTCTAAAGCTGATTTTTTAACTTTTAAATCAGCTTGCGAACATCTACAAGATAAGCAGTTTGCAAGATTCGATAGAATATTACGTAGCATCGAAAGCGATATTTTAACTGCACTTGATTCAATTGATTATACATTTAAATTTGTCATGGCTCATACAGGTAAACGCGGCGCTGCTGTAGAAATATTATCTGACATGCAAAGATGGCAACATGAGTTAAATGCAGCTGCGATAGTCCAAAATGATACACCTAATAATGCTTTGCCCTTCCAAGTACACCTTGTATCTGCTGAAGATATTGTTGATTGGATGCGTGTTCAATCATCAAGCACTATAGACCTTGAAGATGTTGAGCTAGAGCAATACGGTCAAATTGAATCAAACTACACTTCTTACTATGGGATGATTAGCGGCGAACAACTTGCTGAGTGGTGGGAACAACATTCAAATAACCTTTTCACCAAAAATATCCGTAATTTACTTGGTAAAACCGAAGTAAATGACTCAATCAAAACTACTGCTATCAATAATCCGGGGCTATTTTGGTTTTATAATAATGGGATTACTGTTCTTGTCAGAGGTATTGAACCCTTTAGGCGTAATAACAATCGCGATAGAGCCATGGGCCGTTTCAAATTTAGGGATGTAAGTGTGATTAATGGAGCGCAGACTCTGAGCACTATAGGCAATTTGGCCTCAGCACACCCTGAAGAAGTTGTGCAAATTAAGGTCCATATTAGATTTATCATTATTCCTGAAGGTGATAACGATAATATAATTCATGACATAACAAGAGCTAACAATCACCAAAATCGCGTACTAGGAAGAGACTTCGCTTCTCAAAATGAACAGCAAATCCGTCTAAGAGACGAGCTCATTATTGAAGGCTATACATATAAGCTATTGCGTACAAGCTCTTCTCAAATTGAAAATGAGCAAAATAATATAGACGTGGATGAAGCGCTCAATGCCCTTGCATGCTTAACCTCCACTCCAACAACTCTGGCATTACTAAAAAGCCAAAGAGGTAAGTTTTTTGATAATCTCCAAGGGTCGCAATATCGCTCTGTATTTAATAGCTCAGTTAGCGGAATTAAGTTAATAAATGCAGTAAGGCATTTAAGAATTGTTGATAAAAATATAAAGGAACTCTTGGAAGAAACTAATTATCAAACTGCCAAAAAGCGCTATGGTATATTGACACATGCTAATAGAGTTTTTGCTGCCTATGTTTTAAGTTCTACCCCTAATCTAGTTAATGCTAGAAACTTACTTGAACCTGATGAAGATAGAATTCGAACTTTGATAAATAGAATACTTAATTTAACCGAGCAATTAATAGAGCGTGACTATCCAAATGCTTATCCAGCTCGTTTTTTCAGTAACGTAGAGAAGATAGGTTTAACTTTAAGTTGTCTAAGAAATGATGCTCTACCTGAACCGATAGTTACATTACCAGAAGTGCCACTAACTATAACTAATTTTTAATCCAGTTTAAAATCCCCCTCGAAAGAAATCCCTAATACTGGCTGCAAGTTAATTTACTTGTAGCCAGTTACATGCCGTTAAATACTCACAACACAGACTTACCAAATACAACCAGGAGCTGTTTGCCACTGGAAGGCGTTTCACTTGCTGTACTAACGGCTAGTAAACCCGCACAAATGGGCCTTGCGGTATGTCGTTTTAATGCCGATGTAACCGCTGATGGCACCAGCCCACGCGTACAACTTGCACCTGATGGTTACTTTAGCGCAGGCGATGGCCGCCCAAATGACACTGAGCATAACGCTTGGCTAATGGATGAAACTGCGTTTAATACCCTTAAAGCAGATGCCAACACACGCCAAAACGATTACCACTTTGACTACGAACATCAAACACTTTATGCACAAGAAAACGGCAAGGAAGCCCCCGCCGCAGGGTGGTTTAACCCCACCGATTTAGAGTACATCCCAGGCGAAGGCTTGTTTGCACTCAACGTGCAATGGACAAAAAAAGCAGCCCAATTTTTGCGTGATGATGAATACCGTTTTATCAGCCCCGTATTTCATTATGGCCCCGATGGCCGCCCCGTTAAATTACGCCACTTTGCACTGACCAACGAACCCGCTGTTGATGGCATGCGCAAGGTGGCCGTTTTAAAAACCTCAACCCCTGAAAAGGAAACCACCATGAATGAAGCACTCCAGCTGCTTGCACTCTTGGGCGTGACAATTGGTGATGGCGAGCAGCCAACCACTGAACAATACGCCACAGGTCTTGCCGCACTCAAAGCGCTTAAAACAAAAGCCGACTCGGCTGATGAGCTAAGCACTAAATTAACCACCGCCAGCACTGAAGTCGCCGCACTTAAAGCAAGCTCAGGCTCAAGCGTTGACCTATCGAAATATGTGCCTGTTGCCACTTATAACGCAGTGACCCAACAGCTAGCCGTATTAAAAACGGAAAATGACGGTTTAACCGTTGAGCAGTCGATTGATGCCGCAAAAGCCGATGGCCGCATTATTGAAGCGGAGGTGTCGTACTTTCAAGATTTAGGCAAGCAAAACGGCGTGGCTGTTTTAAAAGCCGCGCTTGATGCTCGCAGCCCAATTGCCGCATTAACGGGCACTACCCAAAGCACCGGTGCACAAAAGAAAAAGGCTGACGAAGAACACAATCGTGATCCTGAATTAACCACTGAAGAACTCGCTGTACTCAAAGCCACTGGCATTGATAAAGCGGCATTCTTGAAAAATAAGGACGCATAACCATGGCCGCTATTGCAAAACGCCAAGGCAAATTTAGAGCCTACCCACTTGCTGCATCCATTGTACTAACTGGCGATGCACCAGCTATTTTAACCAGCAATGGTTTGCTAACCAACATTGGCACAGTTGGCACCTGTGCAGGGATTGTGCGCATGGGTGTTGATAACAGCCAAGGCGCTGACAAAGCACAGCGTGCAACCGTTGAAATTGGCGAGCACTTATTTGCCAATGCCGGTGATGTGCTCGACAGCCATATTGGCAGCACTGTGTATTTCTCGACCGATGGCCATGTGTCTATCGACTCTGCAACCGATAGCCGAAGCACCGCAGGCAAAGTAACGGAAGTTGCTGCTGAAGGTGTTTGGGTTGAACTAGGAATTTAAACCACTATGGATATTTCAGCCCCATCGTTACGCGCCGTTTTTACGGCCGTTAAAACTGAATTTAACGCAGGCCGTAGCACTTACACGCCTACATATACGCGTATTGCCACGGTCGTACCGTCGACCACATCAAGTGAAGATTATGCTTGGTTAGGTGAATTTAGCCGCTTGCGTGAGTGGATTGGTGATCGCCATATAAACAAAATGGCCTTGCACTCGTACTCGATTAAAAACAAAAAGTTTGAAGCCACTGAAGGCATCCCCAGCGAATACATTGAAGACGATACGTTTGGCGTGTTAATGGCTAAGTTCCAAGATATGGGCTATGCGGCAGCAACACACCCAGACGAACTAACCTATGCCTGTTTAGCCAGCGGCTGGAACACCTTATGTTATGACGGTCAAAACTTTTTTGATACCGAGCACGATGTCGGTGAAGGTGAAAACGAAAAGCTTGTATCAAATATGCAAGATGGCGCGTTAGCCCCTTGGTATTTATTGGATACCCGCCGCCCACTTAAACCGCTTATTTTCCAAAAGCGCAAAGACTACCAGCTCAGTGCTAAAACCGATGCGGGCAACTCTGATCATGTGTTTATGGCCGATGAGTATTTGTATGGCGTAGATGCACGTGTGAACGCAGGTTTTGGTTTTTGGCAACAAGCCTTTGGCTCAAAAGCCGAGCTAACTGAAGCAAACTTTAACAGCGCAATTGAAAAAATGATGGGCTTAAAGTCAGACAAAGGCCGCCCATTAGGCATTAACCCTGACTTACTCGTCGTTGGCCCAACGAACCGCAGCAAGGCTAAAGCACTCATTGAAGCTATGCAAAAAGAAGGTGGAGCATCAAACACCAACTATCAAGCGGTTGAAGTGATGGTTGTGCCTTGGCTTGATTAACCAGGCTTAACACTAACGTTTAGGGTTAGCCCTGCTAGCCCTACTGTTTTATATAAAGGCAGGATATGAAATGTCTAAAAATAGTACTGATACTGGGTGCATCATTGTCACTAACCCGCGCGGTCAAAAGTACCGCCGTGCGGGCCTTACATTTGCCCCAGGTAAAAATAAATTGCCGACCGCAGATATTAACGAGCAGCAACTTAAGACCCTTAGCGCTGATCCACACATTAGCGTGCAAACTCGTCAAGCGTCTACGCAGCCAAGTCCGCAATCATCATTGGACAATGGACGTGTGGATAGCACTGTAGCTATTGAGGTTGATTTAGCGGGTATTGATGAAAGCTTGCACCCGATTCTAGCCATCATGCTTGAGCAGCGCTTTGCTAAAAAGCCAACGGTTGATGAGCTTGAGTATCAAGTGCCTGGCATCGATGCTGGCGAAGTACTCACAATAAAACCCAGTGCCGAGCAGCGTAATGCCGCATGGAAAGTATTTAGCCATGCCGTTAAACAAGGTCAATCATCATGAGTTATGCCAGCACTAATGACATGCTAAAACGCTTTGGCCAGCAAGATTTAGTGCTGCTAACAGAGCGTGAAGACAGCGACCCCGAGCAAATAAACATGCCAATTTTAGAGCAGGCATTAACTGATGCCAGCGCTGAAATTAATGGCTATTTAGCGGGGCGTTATTCACTGCCACTGACGATTGTGCCAACCGTTTTAACGCGTTTGTGTTGCGATATTGCCCGTTACTTTTTGGGCACTGATAACGCGCCAGAGCACATTACTGAGCGCTATCAAAATGCAATTAAGTTTTTAGCGGCAGTTGGTAAAGGCACGTTATCGCTTGGTGTTGATGAGCTAGGCGCAAATGCCCAAACCGACGACACTGCAATAATGCAATCAGCAGGTAGCGTATTTGCCCGTGGTAAATCGAAAGGGTTTATCTGATGTTTGACATAACCGATGACTACCTAGCAGCACACGAGCCATTAAAAGCCGCGCTTGAGACTGTGCCCAACATTAAGCAAGTTAATTACATTACCGACTTAGCTGATTTGGGCGAGTCATCACAACGTACACCGTGCTTGCACTTTTTATATTTTGGCGACCAATTACCCGACACCGCAAACGCCGGCAATTTAATGCAAATTAAACAAACCTGGTTAGTGATTTTGGTTGTACGCCAAGGCCGTAAAGAAAATGCAGGCCCCCACTTGGTTAACACTATTCGCGCATTAGCTGGCAAAAAAGCAGGCGATACTGGCCCTTGGCTGCGTGTTAACTCACCGATTAAACCCCGATTCACCAAAGGTTTTGCGTATTACCCGCTGGCCTTTACTTGTCAAATGAGAATGAAAGGAGCGCACCTATGAGTGGCTTATTAGTAGCGGGCAATTTTTACATTGACCGATTAAGTAAAACGGGCCAAAGCACTGGTATTTTTGGCCCTATCAATATGACTAAGCTTGAGATCAAAACTGAAGCTGATTCTAAAATCCGTACATCAAAAAAGAAAGACTCTTACGGCCAAGCCCTGGACGATGTAAAAATTGCCAAGCCTGTTGAGCTGTCGATTGAATTTGATGATGTGCCGTCTGAACTGTTAGCGATGGCGCTAATGGGTAAAGTGGTTGATGTTAATCAAGCCAGTGGCACCGTAGCCGATGCCGCTAAAACACTCCCTGCAAACCAAGGTTGGTTAGAGCTTGGCCATAAGAACCTAGCAAGTGAAGGTTTAACCGTTAAACAAGCTGCTGTTGATTTAGTGCTAGGCACTGACTTTGAAGTGAACTATGCCCTTGGCCTTATTCGCTCCATTAAAGGCGGTGCAGTTGACGCTGGCGGCAGTATTACTTTGAGCTACCAACACAACGCTATGAGCGGCAGAGCCGTTGAAGGTGGTATTGAAAGCCAAGTACGTGCGCGTATTTTTGGTGAAGGTGAAAACCTTGCCAATGGTAAAGCAATTCAACTCGAAGTATACGAAAGCTCATTAATGCCTAATAAAGCAATCGACTTTGCGGCTAGTGAGTTTGTAAGCGGTGGTTTAACTGGCACGGCTAAAGTGGTGACAGGCAAAAATTCCCCGTTTTTATATACCGAACTCGACGCCTAATTTCCTGTGCGGGGCTGCGGCCCCTTTTTCACACTCTTAAACACCGTTTCAAATTGAGTTAACCCATGGCAGATAAAACCCTCGAACTAGCCCTACGCGTTGTTGCAGAAGCGACAGGCAAGCAAAATATTGAGCAACTGGTTCAAGAGCTGCGCAACATTGAGCAAAGTGCCGATGCCGCTAATCCTGCTGCTGATAAACTCAGTGAATCACTAGACCAAACCGATAACAGCGCCAAGAAAACCAGCCAAACCGCTGGCAAGCTTGCCAACGAATTAGACGGATTAGCTAATCAAGCTGATCTGATACGTGCATTTGAGCAGTCAAAACAAAAACTAGAACAACAAGAAATAGCTACAGCGGCGGCAGCTCAAGCCCTCGACCAATTACAAACCGAAACCAAAAACACTGATAAGCCATTTGTGCAACTCGCGCGCTCATTAGAAGCCGCTGAGAAAGATTTAACGCAAATGCGCACCGAGCTTACCCAGCAAACCAGTAAGCACGCAGCATTACAAACAGCCCTTAAACGCTCTGATGTTGATACTAATAACCTACGTGCGGCCAAACGTGACTTAGCAGCCCAGTTTGATAAATCTGGCCGCTCTGTCGATAAGTTTAGTAATGAGCTGCGCAAAGGAACTACAACCCAACGCGCTCAAGCACAAAGCTTAGACGGTATAATTGGCAAAGTTACCGCACTTGCTGCGGCTTATGTTGGGTTTGATCGGGTAGCCCAAGCCGTAAGCCAGGTATTTAGCACCGGTGATAAATTTGAAAAGCTCGGCGTGCAAATGCAAGCGCTTATGGGCGGCATTGCGGGCGGTGAAAAAGCCACCGCATGGGTAAAAGAATTTACTAAAAACACTCCGTTACAGTTGGGTGAAGTAAGCCAGGCATTTGTAAAACTAAAAGCGTTTGGCCTTGATCCAATGGATGGCACCATGCAGGCCATTACCGACCAAGCATTAAAGCTCGGCGGCGGGTTTCAAGAGGTTGAAGGTGTAAGCCTGGCATTAGGCCAAGCCTGGGCAAAACAAAAATTACAAGGCGAGGAAATACTACAGCTGGTTGAACGCGGTATCCCAGTATGGGATTTACTACAAAAATCAACAGGCAAAAACGTACAAGAATTACAGCAATTATCTACAGCTGGTAAGTTAGGCCGTGATGTAATTAAAGGCTTAATTGATGAAATGGGGCGTAGTAGCGTTGGCTCAGCAGCCGCCCAAATGGCGCTCTTTAGCGGGCAGGTATCTAACGCTAAAGACAACATGGCTCAGTTTTATAACCTTATAGCGCAAAGTGGCGCTATGGAGTGGTTAAAAGGACAAATAACAGCGCTTAATACTGAATTTGCAGCCATGGCGAAAGATGGGCGTTTAAAAGAGTGGGCGCAACAGATTAGCGACGCGATTGTTGGCACCGGTAAAGCAATACAAAACACGGCTACTACTTTATACGAATATCGCGAAGAAATAGCAACTGTTGCTAAAGTATGGCTAGCGCTAAAAGTAGGTAACTATTTTACAAGTGTGATCAGCGGCGCAACAGCAGCTATGGCATCATTAAGAACCTACACCGCTGCTGTAGGAACTACTACAGTGGCGACAAATGCCGCAGGTATTGCGGCCGCGAAGTGGAGCACAGCGCTTAAAGCCGTCGGTAAAGCTGGCTTATATGCTTGGTTAATTACCGAGTTAATAGACGTAGGTTTGCTATACAAAGACCTACTAGTAGCAGAGGAAGCGCTGCGCAAATCTAAGCAGCAATCAGCCCAACAAGCCCAGCTGCTTGCTGACGAGCTAAAGTATTTATCTAATTCTACCGGTTTAGTTATTACCAACATGACCGAGTTAGACGCGCTAATAGAGGCCGGTAAACTCATTTGGGATGAGGCAAACCAGCAATATATAAATGTTGAGTACCAGCAACAAAAGCTAGCCGAGGCCACCGCTAAAACACTCGCTGCTGAAAAAGAGCGCCAGGCGTTTTTAAACTTATCGTTACCCGAAGCCCTTAAAACCATTGAGTCATTAGAGCAGCAAGCAACAGCCATGGACGGTGTAACCGTTGGGGTTGATGGCTTCATTCAAAGCATTGAATCTGCTCGTGCTGCAATTGCTGGCGCTGGTGAACAATACCAAGGCCAGCTCGCTATTTTAGATGCCCTACAAATTAAATTTGAAGAGCACGGCGCAATGCTTGAACGCCAAAAGGTATTTGCCGGCGATGTTGAAAAAGCCTACAAAGAGCTTGGTTTAACCTCAACCAAAGCCCTAGACGATACAGCTAACAAGCTGCGCGCTGCTTATGAGCTAATGCAGCAATCAGAGCAGCCATTAGGCATACAACGCCAGGCATATTTAAAGTGGGCAGAGGCCGCAATTGCCGCTGCTGACGCAACAGATCAAACCGTACCTTCAAGTATCCAAGCCGCAGCGGCGGCATTAGGGTTAACTAAAGAACTTGATAAGCTGATTGAAAAAGCAAATGCCTTAAAGCCTGTAACAGACACAAACAGCGATGCAGTTAACCGCTTTACTCGCGAGTTAGAGCAAACCCGCGACGCAATAAAAACTAACCAGCAAGTAATGGCGAGCAGTACGGCCACAGCTGAGCAAAAAGCTCAGGCACAAGCCGCACTGACTATTCAACAGCAACGCTTAACAGATCAAACGAACGATTTAAACCGTGTACAGCAACTAGAGGTATTAAGCCTTAGCGAGCTACAGCGTCGACAAATTAGCGTGACCGCAGAGCTTGAGCGTTTAAACGATGCTTACCAAGCAGGTGCTTTGACAGCTCAAGAGTATAATTACCAAAAAGAGCGTTTAGGTGATGTATTAGCCGTTGTAAACAACTTGCTTGGTGACTTTAAAGGTGCACAAGATGCAGCGACTGCATCGATTAGAGCGGGTACACAAGCCACTAATGATCAAGTTAAAGCGTCTGGTTTTGCGACTAAAAGCTTACGTGAGCAGCGCGACGAGCTAGAGCAAATATCACGCTCAGCATCGACGGCGGCAAGTAACGTAAGTCGTTATAATTCGGCTGCTGGGGCAAGCGTCAAGACGATTGTAGATTACCAAGAAAAGAACGGTAATAGCCCTTACGATTTAGATACAAAAGCAATACGCGAAGAAAAAGAAAAGCGCGGCTACGCTAATATTCAAAGCGTTCAATTTAGTAAGTTCAGCGGTCAAATTGATAACGCCAGCAGTAGCAAAGCGCTGACTGAGCTATACAACAAAATCAATAAGCAGCTTACATACCTAACGCGTGAGCAAAAGAGTACATTAAACGCAGCTATTAACGCACAACAGCAAGCAATAAAAGCGCAAAGCACCACTCAAAAAGCGGTTGAGCAAGTACAGACGTATACGCCTTCGCCTACACCTACACCAAGCTATACGCCGCCTACAAACAATTATACGCCTAGTAATAACGCCTCTAACGCCGATTTAAACAGCCTTACAACAGCTGTGCGTGAGTTGATCACCATGCTTAAAAGCCAGCAGACTTTTACTAGTAACACCAATGGCAAAACAGTCCGGTTAGAACTTGTGTTGCCTGGCGGGCAATCAGCCAATTTATTAGCTGAGTTTGAAGAGCAGTTTTTACAAAAACTTGAACAGTTGAGTAACACCCAATGATCGTAATAAATGCACAAAGCCTAGATAACTTAATTTGGCTCAATGAGTTTGATTATTTGCCAGTAGCCGAGCAAACCGAACGTGCTTTAAATGGTGCGCAGCACATTGAAAAAACACTGATACCACAAGGCCGCCCAATTAATCTATACAGTGACTTTGAAGCTGCCAGCGTGTTTACACCTTTATATGAGCATGCACAAACAACCCTCACCGCGTTTGAAATAACTATACGCGGGACTGTGTTTAATGTGGTTTGGGACCATTCACAAAAGGCAGTAGAGGGAACACCGCATACGCATTTTTCAGACTCTGCGCCTACTTATTTCCAAAATATAAACTTACGTTTAAAAACCGTTTAAATAGGAGTTTAAACATGAACAGAACCGATTTAAAAATATTCAAATCCCAGCGCATAGGCAACGAGTTACACGCAGGTGGCCACCGTACCAGCAATGCAATCGTGAGCGGTAAATTAAACGATGTATTTAGCTCAATCAGTGATATTGACCATGCGCGTTCATCATTTGATTTGGTGAAGCTATACCCGGCGCTAAGCACTGACGATTCAAGCCGCCTGCAGGACGCGCACATATTTCTAAGCGACCAGCCAGATGATGCGCTTGTAAACGTGTTACTCGTTGAAGCGCAGGAACTAAAAGACACAGACACAGTAGCCGAGATGCTGCCATATTTAGGACTTGATACAACTAAATTTCATGGCACTAGCTTTTTAACTGCACCAGTGAATGCAGCCGCTCAATTGCTCAGTATTGAATCAGTAACACGCACGTTAACGCCAAGCATTAAAACGGTTAGTTCCAAGATTGGATTAAAACCAGCCTCTGAAGCATTTAATGTTTATCGGACTAAGCGTATTTTAAGCTATGGCAACATTACTGAAGTGAATATAGACGTACCCGATATGCTTTTAGCAGATCCGCATTATTATGCTGAATATCAATATCAGCGATATTATGGTCAAGGCACTTCAACAGGCGCACAACTCGGTATATTTACTAGACATTTATCGCAAGAAGAACTCACATTTGAAAATGGTGTTGTTTCATCGTCTATTAATATTGCGGTCTCTAAAGGGCAATATTTCACGTTGTTCTATATGTCGAATGAAGATTTACGTTTTCATTCATTTTCAGACAGTCAAACTATTTCACTTGCAGCTAATGAACGCGTTTTAAAAGGCTCAGCAAGACTTAAAAAATCAAGCGATGCGTCGGTTTACACAGATGATAGTCAAGGCCGATTCGTCTCAGCGGGTTATGTGTTTGCAACCATAGATTATGAGTCGGGTATTATTACAGCAATAGACCCCATTGATTACTCTGGTACTGTAACCGAAAATTTAGGCGTGATAATAGAAAAAGGCAATCGCACAATTAGTAAAAAACAATGGCAGTTACCGAGCAGTAATTTTGCGCGTGACTCAGTTTATATACGTTTTGAAACACAGGCGGGTGCTACGTTCTCAGCATCAAGCGATTTAAGCGGTAATATTACCGGCACTAATTGCACCGGCACAGTAAGCGAAACGGGCTATGTTGATATTGAGTTTAGCCAAGGCGTAAAGCCTGCCTCAATTAGTTATGACTTCAACGAAGTTAGCGTAATAACTGTTCCAGCCCCACCGGGTGGTTTTGATACGTCAACACTTCCAAATAATGGCACCGTGAATATATTCAATGAATTTGGGCAAGTTTGCGTCCAAAACAGAGTGCGTACTCAACATCAAAACCTTACCAGCGGCCAGAGTATTAACGTAATTGTAGATGCAAATTTTGTTGATATTGTGGATGGACAAGGAATGAGTTTATGGTCAGTTACAGATGCTAATTACAGCTATGACAAAGTAAAAGGTGAGGTAAAAATAAACGCAGGTATAAGCGTATTTTCACCGCCATATATTATTACAGCCATTCAATCAGAATTAGTCACTATCGGTGCAATGAACAGCAATGAATTAAGCCTGCTAACACCGCTTAAACGTGCATACCCAATGGGTGCAACAGTGAGTAGTGTTCAGGTGCTTGGTGATTTTCAGGGACAAACAAAAGACGAACGAACTCTTTCCGCTTGGCAAAATAATTTTGGTGAGATAGGCGCTGCTGCATCGTCAGCAATCAATACAACTCAATACCCAATTGAGCTGACAAATATTGGTGCAATAGCTCAGCGCTGGGCCATCGTGTTTACATCAACAACGGCTTACAACGTTATTGGTGAATCAGTCGGTAATATATACAGCGGCGACACGCTAAACGACTGTGCGCCCATTAACTCATTCGCAGGCGCGCCGTATTTTGTATTACGAAAGCAAGCTTTTGGCGCTGGTTTAAACCCCGGCGAAGCATTTTTATTTGAAACCCTCGCTGCAAGCAAGCCAACTATGATTACCCGCTCAGTATCACCCGGTCACTCTGAAATAGTGCGTGACAATTCAACATTAAGTTTTCGTGGAAATAAGGATTAAATTATGTCTCAAGCAGTAACAGTATATAGATGGGATGATGACGGCGCACCGCAATTAACTCAGACACACGGCTCAGCCGTTGATGTTTTAAAAAAGTGCTTAATTGATGGTTATGGCACAAAACCCCCAGCTGGTTGGGTATTAGAAGAAATATCACAAAACAATAAAAACATGATATTTAGTCCAGCTAGCCGTGCTTGGATGTATTTAATTTATGACGATGGTCGTAATTCGTTTTGGGGTGACAGGGCCGCCCTTTTTGGGGCTATTGATGCTTATAACTCGATAGAGGAACCAATATCATCATTAAATTACAGTAGTTGGACAGCTCAACCATCTAATGACGAAGCTGTTTTCAATCAAATAATAGACAAGAAAACCTTTAAGTGGTTGATATTAGCAACAAAAGAAAGTTTCTATTTACTTTTAGATAATATTGGAACAAGCGATGCTAGCGCTGCATGCTTTGTAGGTAAGCTTGATGCCAATGGTCATAATTTAGCTTATACCGCCATAGGCAATTTTGGTTATTATAAAGATTATGATGTGGGTCAATTATTTAGTAACTATTCAGGGCATAACGCATTTCTTAATAAAAAGACATCTTTCCCAATTTTGGTAGACGTTAACACAGGTGTTTTAAACTCGATAAATTCCATTGGGCCAATAGACTTCCATAATGATCATGGTCATTACTCTAAATCATCAGCATTTTCTAGCTCTGGAGTTTGGGGGCGCTTACTTATAAACAATAACGCTAACAAATTATCCGCATTATTTCCATTTGTTGAAATTCCATTATCACCGCCAAAATCTTGGCCAGCTCGTTTTGAGGTCGTTGGAGATTATCTTTATTTTAACCGTGTACGTTTTTACTTGGGTGAATAATGAAATATTCAATACGTTATGGCATTGCGACAATCCCTGATGAAATTTATGTCAATGGTGTGATTGAGCCTAAAAATGACCTTATTTTAAAATCTCAGATGGTGGTTGCTTTAGATAAAACAAACTATAAACCAGTTGCTTTTGCTAATACAGGACAAAACGGTGAGTTTTACTTTAGATTAGGTAGCCTAAACACTTTAACAGTTTTATGTTTCGACAAAACAGGAACCTACTCTGTTAGCGCTATTGATAACGTTACTCCAGCAATAAAAACATACCCCCAAAGTTGAGTTAAATCATGGAGAAACCCTTATCTTTAAAGTTTAGCGACAAGAGAAATTTAATTAAATTCATATTTAAAAAGGTGGTCACGGTTAATACGCCGCCACTTAGATTTTATTTTGGAGATGATTCAGGGCCAGGTGATCCAACTATACCAGTTTTGCAGTCTAATATTGGTATCGAGTTGGATTCAAGCTGGTTAACTCTGCAATTAATTACACAAAGTAAAAATTTAGCATGGCAAACACAATCTGTTAAAGCTGAGTTTGAAACAGTGTTTAACAGCTCTCAATTAAAACGTGCTTTTTTTATTGCTAGCTGGAAATTGCCCACCGTAATTACAACACAATATGGCGCTAAGTGGGGTAACAGCGGGCAAGTATCAAACGACATTCAAATACTCCAAACTATCACCACAATTGAATATAACGAAAAGGATTTTCACTGGCTAACTCAGCTCGATGTTGAACATACCGAGCTTAAACAACGTTGGAACAGCTCTGAATTACTTAACATAGCACGTGAGTTGCATTGGTTTGTAAAGCCACTTTTAGAGTCGCGTGAGCTAGTTATTCATTATGGTGAAACGGATAAGGAGTATATTTGTTATTGGAAAAACCACCCATTTAAAGGGTACGCTGTAGGTGAGTTTTCAGAGCGTGCAAAATCGTACAACGGCCATTTAATTATGCGCTTTAACAACCCCGACAAAGTTTGTTATTGGGGCCTACCGGGTGGCCTTGTTCGTGGCGACGATGACGTACCAACAATAGACAGAAAAATCCCAATAGAGCCTCAAATTAGGAATACATACATCATGCAGCCAACCATAAATTGCGTGCGAGTTTTAGACGACGTAAAAATACTTATTAGTAGTGTTAATTACTCAGTATCGCGCAGCCAGTTTAGCGCTACTGCTAGCCTTAAATTTTGTTCTCGTATCGACTTTGAACGCGCGCTGGGCCAAGAGCTTAAAATATCGCTAAATGGTTATGACTTTTATGTGATTTGTGAGCAGCCAAGTACGAATAATCGCTTTGCAAACTCAAGCTATAGTGCAAGCTGTCGAGGTCGCTTTGCACTACTGTCAGCACCATACGCTCGCGCAACGAACTACGCGAACCCCACAGCTAAAACCCTAGCAGGGATCATGTCTGACATACTCGTTAATACGGGTTGGTCACTCGACAATAAAATGATTGATTATCCAATTCCAACAGGCGCATTTAGTTATACAAACTTAACCCCAGCTGCGGCACTGTTAAGTGTGGCTAAGTCGGTAGGTGCAATGCTTGATATAGACAGTGCGAACAAAACGGTGTCAGTTATTCCCTCATGGCCTGTTATGCCTTGGGATACTGAAAACGCTATTTGTGATGTAATACTCAATGATTCAATCATACTTGAGCACAATACCAGCCAGACAATAAGCCAAGCGCATAACGCGATATTTGTGCGAGGTGAGCAGCAAGGCGTAGCGTGTAAAATAAAACGTGCAGGTACGCTTGGCGATCAGTTTGCTAATGATGTTGTAGACACGCTAATCACGCATAATCAAGCAGCCCGTCAACGCGGAACGTGTGAGCTGGCTAACAGCGGTAAGAAACAAAATACAACAATAAGAACCAAGCTTTTAGATGACCTACCGCCAATCCGCCCTGGTATGTTAGTCGGTGTTACATACAGCGACACTACGTACAAAGCAACGTGCGATAGTATGGACATAAGCGCAAGCATAAACGATTCAGGGGCTATTACAGTAAGCCAAACAATAAAGGTGATCAGCAATGTCTAACACACTAAACCGACTTGGCTCAGTGCTCGATAGAACTCAGCGAACAATAGCAACGGTTGTTACGGTTAACTCAAACGGCACAACGTTAGTCGAATACAGCGACAGCAGTCAGAGCATTGTACTAGGTGACAGTGTTCAAACAGGGGCTGTATACGTAGAGAATGGTAGAATTGTTGGCCCAGCACCAACATTGCCATATACAGAGATTGAAGTTTAA